AATGCCCGCCCGATACGATTCGGATACTTAAAGAGGTGCCGATGGTTCAGATTGTACCGGAAAAGAAAGAGCGCAATTTAGCCCTTGGCGGCGTTATTGGTTTTATCTTAGCGCTTGTACTTATCCGTGTCGCTGGTCGATTAATAAAATAGAATACATTCGGCAGCTTAGCTGTTGTTTTGTTGTTGTGTGAGGAGGGAGTTTGCTTTTGCGGGCTCCCTTTTCTAGTCTCATATATGAAACGGATTGTACCTTTACGAACAGAAAACCTGTTAGTTTTCTTTTTCTTCTCCCTATATATATAAGAAAGAATAAAAATAAAAGATTATTTGTCTTCGTATTTATTTCTATATATGGGGCTAGCACCCCCTATATATAAATAGATACTCACCCAGGAGACAAACGATATTTGAGCCTACTTGATGAGGCAACTATATTTTTTTTTACGTTAGCCGTCGTTCGTATTGATTTTTGTATTAATTTAGTTGTAACCAAAAAGAAATACATTATGAAAACGTTTAAACAGCCTAAGTCATTGCAACAATCAATTGTGTCAGGAGCAACTCGCCGTGCGCAATTAGCAAAAGCAATTGCTAAATCATTAGGATTTAATGATCACAACATTAACAATCGTCGTGTTATTATTGATTGCTTTAAAAAAGATTGTGCGATTTGCATCATCGATTTTGATTTCAACAATAAGATTGCAATCAAAATAAAATAGTCTTATACAAATACACAAAGCCTCGCACTGAAACAAATGCGAGGCTTTGCTAGTGTAACCAAAAAGAAATACTATGACACCTACACTATTTGAAAGAAATCTCAGAAGAGCAAAACAAGATCTTGCTGACTTCATTTCTGAAAACCCGCACATTGAAATAAATACCTTTGCAGACTTGCACGATTATTTTGATGCTAATGTTTACGTTGAAGTTTTCTTAACTGAAAACGGTATGAACTATGACGAAGCTAATAAAACTATTGAGCTTCTTGAGAACTTTATAAAAGAAGAAGCATGAAAAAGTACAACACTGCAGAGAACATAGGCTACACGGTTGTGACCTATGCATTACTAGGGCTTGTAGCCTTATCGTCAATGCTAATTTATAAAGGCCTTCTTTGGGTCTTTGGTATTAACTTTTAAAATAGTTGCATGAGCATACTACTGAAAGCGCACAACATCGCTCACGATCGAAGTGAGGAAAAAGAAAGGCAATACGGCCCTTTCGATGAATCAATGACTAAGGCCGCGCGTGTCGCATCCGAATTATGTAATAAGCAGATAACACCAGAAGATTTTTATAAGTGCATGGTGGCTCTTAAAATAAGCCGTATGGCCTACAATATGAAAGAGGATACTATGCTTGATGCAGTTGCTTACATCTCAGCACTTGACGAATACAATAAAAAGCACGGCAATGAATAAGTTTGAAGACAACTATAAGAGCCTCCTGCAATCCGTAATTCACGGAGGCGAGCAGTTGCCTACGCGCAATGGAAATACAATGGCTCAAATAAATATGAGCCTGCGTGCAAATCGTTACGACCCGCCTATTATAACAGGTAAAAAAGTATTCTACGATAAGGCAGTAGCTGAGTGGGTTTGGATGCTTGAGGGCCGCACTGATATTGAGTTCTTACACGAGCACAATATAAAATGGTGGGACGACTATGCAGAAAATGGGCACGTAGCAAAAAGCTATGGTTACCAGCTTCGCAGCAATCCTGACCAAATAGAATATGTGTTAAGTGAATTACGCAAGCCCTATACATCTCGGCGCGCTAGAATCAGCCTATGGCAGCCGCGAGATTTAGAAGACCAAAAAATACCTTGCTGCTATACTGAGTTTGATTTTATTAAACGCGGTGGTGCATTGCAAATGGTTATGACCTTTAGAAGCTCTGACCTGTTCCTTGGATTTCCTTACGATGCACTCGTAGGATATTTACTTCTTAAGTACATCGCTGACCAGTTAGGTCTTGAAGTATTCAATATCATTTACCACTTTATAAATGTGCACGTTTACAATGAGCACAGAGATGCAGTGCTTGAATATGTAGAAGGCGAGCACTACAACAGCAGCCTTATTATTAATGATGCCGCTGCAGTAGGCGGTGTAGAAATCAAGATGGACGGTCAAGGTCCTTATATCAAAGCAAAATTAATTTTATGAAGTTGACAAACGAGTTTAGCCCTATCAGAACTTGGGCTCGTGAAAAAGGCATCTATGAAAAGGGTGACCTTAAAACGCAAACCATCAAATTCTATGAAGAAGCTGGTGAGCTTGCTAAAGCAGTGCTTAATGAAGACACTGAAGAAATCATAGACGCCATAGGCGATAGCATTGTTGTTTTAACAAGCGTAGCTTATTTCGCAGGCGTTAATGTTGAGGAGTGTATCAATGAAGCATACAGCGTTATTGCTAAGCGTAAAGGCAAGATGCAGAACGGCACATTCATAAAAGACTAAGCATAACGTTGTAAATGCCCCACAACGTTATAATTATTAAAGGGGCAGCACATAACAATAAAGATATGGCAAATTTAGATTTTGCAAAAGGCGTTTCAGTTGTATTAACTGGAACAGCAAACTGGGCTCGACTTACAGAAGCGAGTGGAACAGATCAGATGAGTGAGAAGTACCAAGTTGACTTAACACTAGACGCTGCAAGTATTAAAACGATTGAGGGAATGCGTGTTCTTGAGCACGTCACACAAGCGAAATACGAGCAGCCAACGGTACGACTTAAAACAAAAAACCTTATCAAGGTATGGGACAAGTCAAAAACTTTGTACACTGGTCTTATAGGCAACGGCTCAACTCTTCGAGTACGTGCTACGATTAAAGCGTATGAGATGGGTGGCAAGAAAGGTCTGACCGTTTATATTAATGAAGCTTTAGTTCTTGCTTTAGAATCTTATGAGAGCGCACCAGATGCAGCTTTATTTGAAGGCATTGATGTATCACAGGAAATGCCGTTGGGTGCAGCAGAGGTACCTACAAATAAGCCTGATGTAGCAACAGCAGCCGAAGCATTCGAAACTACAAACGACGACCTACCATTTTAATATGCACCAGCACGAGATACTAAAAGCAGTGCATGAAAACTTTGGAATCGACACGTCCCTACGCTCAAGGCGTAGGGACATCGTTGATGCTCGAATGGCAATTATGGTTGCCTTAAGACCAATTTATTCAATGCAGCAGATTGGGAATATATTTAAATTCAAGAGGCGCGTTGAGGGCACGATAGTTTTTCAGCCTATGAGCCATTGCACGGTGATTCACGCCATAAAACAACACAAGTGGCGGTACCATCCTGACCCTGCAAAAAGAATGGTAGCCTATAGATTTTATGGTGATGTCTATGATTTTGCAGCTGCATATTTAAAGACTGAAAACTTTAGGCCTATGACTCAGATTGATATGCGTACCGCTATTGATCAGGAGATACACCTAAGGAATGAAGCGGAAAAAAAAGCAAAGGCTTTAGAGGGTAATATGAAGACCTTAGAGAAAGAAGCGAATAGAGCAATCAAAAAGCTTAAGACACAAATAAGCAAGGTAACCTCTGAGCGCGACCATTACAAAACGGCCTTCACTCAAATGTATAAGGAGAAAAAAGCAAGAGATGAAAAAGCTATTTAGAAAGGTGGCGCATAAGCGCTACATTGAAAAGTACATCACTGAGCTACGCTGGGAAACACTAAACACGGTGATAACGGCAAGCAGAACGCAGTGGAATGATGATGTTGTGAAGCTGTTGGATAACAACGCGCAGCTCATCCGTAAATACGAAAGGAGAAGAAGATGGGTGAAGTTTTAGATAAGTACAATCTATTCAGAGAGGCCGTTAAACTTGTGGCGCTGCTACAGGCATCTCTTGAGCAGATGGATGAGTTAAAGGGCACCAAGTTCTACAAGCAGAAGGTGAAGAGTTTAATGAGCCAGCTTGAAAGAGAGTTGGAGAAGCACCTGGTTAACCCATTGAACGCCCTGGATCAACAAGACCCTGAACTACTAACCAAGATTCAGTACAATGTAGAGCTTGTTCTTGGTATGGACTTGGAAGAGCTGGCAATGCTCCGCCAAGAGATTGATGAATATAGAGATAGTAAAAAAGATGAGTAAAGAGAGCTACGAAGCATTCGATAAGATGATGGGGTACGCAATGGGCACCGTCAATGAATTGGTAGAGAAAGCCAAGGAGATAAACCGCAACAGCATCATTGCACTAAACAACCGCGACCTTAAGGAGAACGGTATAGAAAAAGACTGATGAAGAATCGAGCTATTGCACACAAAGACGACTGGAGTACACCAGAATACTTATATGATGAGCTTAATGAAGAGTTTGACTTTGACTTTGACCCTTGCCCTTTGATGCACGATGTTGAGTTATGGGACGGTTTACAAGTGCCTTGGGGCCAACGAAACTTTGTAAACCCACCTTACAGCAGGAAGCTGAAAGAAGCTTTTGTTAAGAAGGCTATAGAAGAAAGCAAGCAAGGCAAAACCTGTGTGATGCTTTTACCGGTCAGCACTTCAACAGTTCTTTTTCATAAGCACATTTTACCTAATAAAAAAGAAATTCGCTTTTTATTTAAGCGTGTAAAATTTTGCGGTTATAATACTTTTGGTGAATACGTTGACAACATACCTGGCATGCACGACAGCATGCTTGTAATTTTTTAAATATGAAAATACTAGAACTACAGCAACGCAGTAAGGAATGGTTTGAGGCACGCCTCGGAGTAATTACTGGATCGAGAGCAAAGAGCGTGTTTGCAAAAAACAACCTCCCATTTATTGATGAGCTTATCGCAGAGCGCCTCACAGGTATTATCCCCGAGGGGTTTACTTCTGATGCAATGCGCCACGGCATCCTCTATGAGCCTGAAGCCATTAGAGTATATGAAGAGACAACAGGCAGAATAGTTGATGAGATAGGCTTCTGCGTGCATAAGGACTACCCATTTATTGCGGTATCTCCTGATGGCCTTATTAATATAGACGGCAAGTACAAAGGTGCCGTTGAAATTAAGTGCCCCAGCAGTAAGAAGCATATTGAATATATGCGCATCGGTAGGGTGCCAAACGAGTACAAATACCAAGTACTGCACTACTTTGTTGTGAATGAGGACCTAGAGTGGTTAGATTTTGTATCTTATGACCCCCGCCTTAAGAGCTGCAAGTTACACGTTCACCGTGTATTGCGCGATGATATGATGCACGAGATAAGCGCAGCCCTTGATGCCTATGTTACTTTTTATGATAAATTAAAGAAGCACGAAGATGGCATACTCGGAGAATGATTTAAAAGCCCTGTGCTGGGAAGAGGCTAAGGTCTACTTTAATGCAATGGACCGCAGCCACATCTCAAGAATGATTGAACACGCCGTAAGAAAACAATATGCAGATACCGAAGAATCTTAAAGAACTTAGTGCCTTGGCTACGCAGCTTAAGGCAGAGAAGCACCCTGATGTACCGCCCTTTGCTTTGGTGAAGAAGCGCTTTAAAGACACTACAGCCAATGAACTCACAAAGACTATCATTTGGGATATGTACCACGTCCGAGAGGGTGTAGCCTACCGCATTAACAACGGTGCAGTCTATGATAAGAAGCGAGGCGTTTATCGCGCGGGAGTACAAAAGAAAGGCGTGCCTGATATCATTGGCATTATCAATGGTCGATTCATAGGTATAGAGGTAAAGATTGGTAAAGACCGCCAAAGCGCTGACCAAAAACTTATAGAGAAAGAAATCAATGCCGCCGGCGGTGTGTACTTTATTGCGAAATCATACGATGACTACCTAAGCAAAATCAATGAATTCACACATAACTGATGGGGCAATATCTGAACTGCAAGTGGCTGCTCTATTATTAGAGCACGGCTGGGCTGTGGCATTCCCCTTTACACATCAAAACCCGTTTGACCTTATTATCTATAAAGATGCAAAGGTAAGGACGGTGCAAGTGAAAAGCGGAACATTCGCCGACAATCAGCACACGGTCATAAAAGCTGATTTCAACTACTACGCTGAGGTCGACTACATTATACTGCACGATAGGGTACAGCATCAGTTTTACATCTTCAGCAAGGGGGAGCTGAACAACCGCCGCACCATAACAATGAACCCTAAGAGACACACACAACAGCTCAACAACTGGAAACGAATTAAATGAACACGACAACAATAGCTAAGAAATACCTTGCCCATGGCTTTAGCCCTATTCCACTTATTGATGGGGAAAAGCGCCCTAGTATTAGAAACTGGCAGCAATATGGAGATGAGCCAATGGGACTTAAAGAAGCTGAGAGCCTCTTTCAAAATACAAATAGCATAGGTCTCGTAATGGGATTCGATGGTATTCAATGTCTTGATATCGATGCCAAGCATTTTAGAGGTGAAGAATACGAGGTCTTTTGCAATAGACTTGAAGAAGAAGCGCCTGGTCTTAAGGATAAGATGATTATACAAACTACTCGAGGCGGTGGCTTTCATTGGATATTTAAATGCGATGAGATTGAAGGCAACCAGAAATTTGCTCGTAATATAGATGGTGAGGTAACCTTTGAAACGAGAGGCCGAGGTGGCCAAATCGTTACCTACCCGAGCAAAGGGTATAAGATACTCGGGAAGATAACTAACGTCAAGCGAATCAGCCCCGTGGAGCGTGATGTTATCTTCCGGGTAGCTCGTACAATGGATGAGATGCAGAAGGAAGTGGTTGTTGAAAGCAAGCGCATCGGTGACATTCAAACGCAAGACCAAACGCCGTGGGGTGAGTTTAGAGCAACACACACGGCTTTAGATATAATTCAAAGGTATGGATGGTCTATTGTAGGAGAAAGCAGTAAATACATATACTTATTGCGTCCTGGTTCAACAGATAGCAAAACAAGTGGTGTGATATTTAAAGACACTGAGCTGTTTTGGCCTTGGACAACAAGCAGTGAATTCGAAGCTGAAATGCCTTATGACGGGT